GAGAGTCGGGGGTGTTCCGTCCGCCTCAAAAAAACGACCACCTTTGCTCAAATTGCAGTTTTGGCACAATTGTCTGAGATTCCACAATTCATCGCTTCCATTGAGCCTCTTTGGAATTATATGGTCGATGTGCATTGTTCCTTCGGTCTGGCCACATTGTTGGCAACAACCATCACGCTTCAACACCATCTCTCGCAGCTTACGCCATCGACTTGTTGATCCATCTTTCCAAGCTCTGCTCATTAATGCCAACCATGCTTTTGCCAATGGGCAAATGCTTTGCAGCTTGATCCTGAATATCTGTGAGCAATGTAGCGAAGGCTCCAGTCAATCATGCGATAACCATCAAGGTTACGATACTTGGTGTTACGCATCTGGCCAAGCCCAAAGTGCTTGCCATTAGGATTGATCGCTTCAATTCTCCAATTAGATTCTTTAGTGATCAATGTATTAAAGCATTGAAATTCCTTGTAATTGATTATCCTTGAATGTGCATAAAGCTTCAATGAATCAATTGATGTTGTTGCAGCTTTTGTGGCATTAGCCGGTGTTGTGCTAACAATACAAAGCCCGGCCAATAGCACCAAGCATCGCTTGCGAGCTATCCGCCAAAGCGGCTCGCCCACGAGCATGGAGCGTACCGAAGCACGCAAATACATTGCAACATTGAGCGCGCTGTTGGGCGTTGCGCACAGCCTGTGGATAATGGATGTGGATAACTTAATCATGACTTACCCCATCCAGTACCTTTGAATACAGCTCCGACATTGCTCCAAATGCGTGACATTGGAATAGCACAAGCCATGCAATTGCCAGCATCCACATCACCATCAGCATCAATGGATCGATTGATGATTGCCATTGTGCCGCATTGATCACATTTAAATTCATAGGTTGGCATCACTTAACTCCGCAATTCGTTCATCATCAACAATCTTGATGCCAAATGTGCCACAGCTCATGCATTGGGCAAACCATTCATGCTCTGTTAGCTCGCTGCCTTTTTTCAGGCCATGTCGTTGTTTTGCCGTGCCAAAGAGCTTTAAACAGATTGAGCAATCAAATTGTAGAATGTGCATGGATGCTCCTTTTTAAATTCTCTATTGGCTGTAAATTGATTTGAGGCACGCTCCAATTGTTTTGAGCTGTGTTTCGATAGCGTGGCTTTTTGGCTATAGCTACGGGAATCCAGCCAACGATTTTCATTTTGGCCTGTTGGCCTGTGACAAGAACCGCGATATCTCGATCATGGCGATCTGAATCTTGAATCCATAGATTGCCATCGGGGTTTGGTGACCATTTGACCTCAATGTTGCTGCCCACATCGGCCTTTGACTTATCCCATGTAATGCCGGGTTCATAATCAATAGCCAATGTGCGAGCTACAAGCCATTCAGCTGCCATTGATTCAGCCATTTGGGCCACATATTCAAACCATGACAAGCTTCGCTGAAAGCGCATCGGATGATCAGCTGATCGATCTGTGCAATGTTGGATTGCTTTGACCATGCACAGCACTTCATCTAGGTGTGTAATCACCGGCACTCACCACAAAACCAAATCAGGTTCATGGCCGGATCGCTCTTTTGATAGCCGAATTTGTCAAGCTTCTCGATCCTTGTGCATTTGTCGCATCTCTCGACTTTGTACTCCTGGACTATTTCGCCATTGAGCAAGAGAGTGCCAGTCATTGTTTTGATGTTTATGATCTCTGCAAAATTGCTCATAACCACACCGGCTTGCATTGTTGATTGCGATCAGTCTCCGGGCAGACATAGCCTTCATACGGCTTGCCAGTCTTTCCAACGCCTGATTTGTGATTCATAAAGCCATGCTTACATTGTGCGCCGCCGCTGACGATAGCTGTCTCTGTGGCCTCAATGGCATCATTAAAGCTCCATGGATCGCGAGCCTCTTTCACACTCATTGCCACCTCAGCTAGTGCAGGCACCACAGAAAGCTTGTTTTCATAGCTTCTAATCTCCTCCAGCGATGGCCGCGCCATGCCATCAGAGAATTTGCTGATCCCGGCGTTGTGCAACATTCTGCCAATCGCACTTGTCTCTGCGTTTTCTACGGGATGGCGGTTCGTGTTGCTCCGGATTTCCTCAGCCCATCCAGTCGCAAATGGCACCAAATCAGTTGTTTCCCGGTACCCATAAGCCTTCACGATGTAGCGCGTGCCATCTTGATACACCAAATCGGTGTCAATACGGCCAATGCCTAAGTAATGATTCCAAAATTTTTCGATGCGCTCAGCTACAGATTCATAGTTTTCAAGAATCATGATTGAACCTTACTTGATGCGTGACGGCTAATGGCACGGCCTCTGGAATAGCCTTGTCGTTCGCCTTCCTTAAATCCTACCGAATAAGACATGACAGACCACAAGGCCCCGGCGATCAGCATTACGATCACAATTGATGCTTCGTTCATTTTGTTGCTCCCGATTCTGGGAGCCGCGTATCAGCTCCCGAAATAGAGCGTGACAGGTAAGCCTGACATTTTCAAGAATTGCGCCTAAATCATGGCGTGTCGTTGCCGGATAATCGCTTTTCTATGGCTTTTTCGTATTCGGATTTGTGTTTGTCTTTAAGTCCATTGGAGGCTAAAACACCACCCAATGACCCGGTGAGAAAGATTGCCAATGTTTTAAGCAAATCAATAAAAGCTGCATCATTAGGAGCTTGACCTCCAATTGGTTGAGTCACAAATATCAATGCATAAGTGATGCCTAGTGTGACTATCAGGAATACAAATGACAAAACCGCGCCAATCAAAAACATCAAACGCGCTTTGATGTCCTCTTGACTTAGCCTGTCTTTACTTCTTGATGCCATCGCCTATTAAATCCTCCGTACAAGTTCCCGTGACTTTACATTGTGGTTTCATACATTCGGAATTTTCCCAATTCTCATGCAGCTGGCACGGGTACCGCACCCAACCTTGATAACCACACCCGGACAGACTTAGCGAAAGGACAAAGGCTAAGCCTGCCGCGTGTAGTTTTGAAATCATTTGCCAGTTGATCCAAAGGCTTTGTCAGCCGGATTTAAGTAGCGCAAAATGACAGGCACGACAGCTGCCACGCCGCCCATTGCCATTTGCTGTAATGAGCCGCCAGCCATATACACGGCCAATGCAGCTGCGATGTAAGAGCGACCCCATGAGGCCGCCATTGCTTTAAATTGATCCATTATTTCTCTCCTTTTGGTCGATCGGGCAAATCACCCGAAAACGCGCCATAAGTTGGTCGGCCGTAACCGACAACAAATGACCTTGCTCCCAAAGCTCTTGATTTCACCATGACTTCACCGCCATTGCGTTGATCTCCGGCACCTGATGTATTGCCTTCAATTGTCACAATTTGCTTTTCTGAAACTCGAATGACCAAGCCAATGTGATTGATGATTGTCTTGTCATCGACTACAAAATCAAAAAACGCAAAATCACCAATCTTTGGCTCAGCGTGCCATCGATTCATTTTCTTAAAAGCATCAGCTCCAGCACGAGTGCTGACCACATTTGGCACATCGACACCGGCCTCATCGGCACACCAATTGAGAAATGATCCACACCACGGCAGCTTGTCGGCTTTCATGTGCTTCCCATATTTTGTCTCATTATTGCCGGTTTCAGCCGTGCCGACTTCGGCCAAAGCGACCTGAATCAAACGCGGCAATGTGCCTTGTGGAAATGTCATGACAGCAAAAGCTTCGCTTCGTCCTCGGTGATGCCTAATTTAGACAACAATGCAGCCTTTTCAGCAGCCTTTATTGCAGTAAAATCAACAGGCTTATGTTTTGCAACAATTGCCTTGACTTCTTCTTCCGTCTTGTCGCAATCAATGTTTAAGCCATCTTCATTGACCCAAACTAACGCTCCGCCTAATTGCTCAGCCAGTTGATCGCCGTTAATTTGTTTTGGTAGTGGAAGTGTAATCATTATGCACCCAATCTTGTTGCTTGAAATGTACAGGCGTTCATAAATGTTCCGCTTGTAGCAGACGCAGTATCTATGCTTCCGCCTGAAGAGTGTCTCACATAGATTTCTACATAATCTGCAACTGCCAAATCCATAACCATAGTCAAAGCATTTGTAAATGGATTTGCTGAACCTGAACTTTGGTATTCGTTGTAAGTGTATTGCGCACCATTTTTGTAAATCAAGATTCTTGGCGTAATTGTGCTAGATGGATTCCATTGAATTGTTGTGCTTATTAGGTATTTGCCCGCAAGACTTGCAGGAATTGTTATTCTCGAAGTCTGACTTGCTGTGCTGTGAAAAGCATTTGTGTCTATTAACTCGGTATCCCAAGTCATTGCCGTATTTGTTGTCGCTGGTATTGTTTGCAATGCTGACTTTGTTAAGACGCAAGTTGCAGCATTAGAAGAAGCGGTTGCCCACTTAAGTCCCGTGGCCGTAGTTGAATCTGCTGTGAGCACTTGATCATTTGTGCCAACAGCTAAACGGGCTGGGGTATCGGCAGCGGTTGCTGTAATCAAATCACCTTTTGCATCAAGAATTACTAATGGATCAATTGCAACCCACGAGAAATCCATATCTGTTGCCGATGCTTTTGCAAGTACCTGACCTGTGGTACCACCTTTTAAATCGGCCATTGATGTATCAACGGCCTGACCAAAGACCGCAAAATCGGCTGGCAAATCAGTCACCAAATCGGTACTTGTAGGCATTTGCCATCCAAAGTTGCTTGTTGGATTTGTCATTTTTTCTCCTTACGCCACAATCGTGGCATTTGCCCAATCCAGAGTTGGATTGATTGTGTTCCATCTTTCTGTCACCGGTACATCGCTCCATTTCATGGCCTGCAATGAAAATGCAATCGGTGACAAAAGTAGTGAAATGCTTATTTCGTTGTAACGGGCTGAAAATGTCCAGCCTTCGACAAATCCCAAATAATCACCGGAAGTCATATTCAACGGCAGATCAGAAATTTCAACAGGCATCCCCATAAAAACGCCAATTAAGGCATCGCGATCAGCGTCATCAATCTCCGGATTTGTCAGCTCATAGGTTATGTTGTTGAAATTAAATTGCGGATATGCCCGAAGTGATAGATAGAAATCGGCTTGATCTTGAGCATCGGCGGCATTGTGTAATGTGGTGGTGATAATTTGAGCCAATTGGCCATAAAGCCCCACCGATGTTGTGTCAATTGCAGATTTTTCAGCTGATGATGTTGCACCATATTTAAGAGTAATAGAGTTTCGCACATCGCCTGCGCGCTGTTGGATGCTTAAACCTGATCCAACAGCATGATTGGCTGTTAGTTCAACATAACCATTTGTGGCCAAATATGTTGCTCGATGTGTGCTGTCTGCATATCCAATTTGGCCAGTTGAGGATTCGTAGATATATCCCAATCCTGATGTGGCCAAAGCTGAAACCAAAGAATAGACATCGGTTCGAGAGCTTGATCTAGCTGCCAGTTCATAATTACCCGGCCGATCAATTTCACCTAATCCCGAATTTTGTGCATTAGCCCATGTGATTGTTGGATCATAAGTTGCCCATTGGAGAGCTTGTGGCACCTCTTGCCATGAGTCATAAAGCAATGGGAACAGCACATCATAAATCTGATCACCATCAAAATCTTTTGCCAGCACTCCATCGGTCAAGGCTTTTGGCAATCGAGCCAAAGCTCCCAAAGCGATGATGCTGACTCGCTGTGCATAATCGACAGATCCAACCTCGGCCACGGCAATGCCTACCTCAACAACCGAGCCTCCAAAGATTGGGACAAATGTAGATGTTGAATCTTGCAGTTCGATAGTAAGTGAATCATTAATCTCAATTGGCACATTAGATTGATTAAGATTGATGATTTCAAGATTGGTATATCCGGCTTGTGCTTGCTCATAAATATTTGTCCGGCCTGATGTAATTGTGAGATTGGCCAAAATGGCGGTTTCATATTGGACCCCGCCAATCGTCACTCGCCATATTGGATTAAAAATTGTCATGATGTTTGCAGGTTAGTTGCGCCACCTGTGCCGCGATAGAAAGAGTTATTTAAAACATTGATGATTGCTCTGGCAGTTGATTCAGGATCAATAGCGCCTGAAACATTAAGATTGATTGTTGTGCCGCCAAGCGATGAGAGTTTGTTATTTGGCAAAATATTTCCTGACTTATTTGGCATAAAGAGTTCTGGGCCATTTTCGCCTACAAGGTATGAAGTGCCACCTGTAACCATGCCACCGGCAGCTCTACCGCCACCAAATGTCGTAGTAATTAAATCTCCGATGCCTGAAACAAGCGGATTGTTTCTGACTAAATTGATCAAGGCTCTGACTCCATCAACGACAAAACCAATTACTTCTGCAACCCGTGAAAATCCAGTAATTAAACCAGCAATCAATGTGCCAATAATTTCAAATGCGAATTTAAGTGTTGTCCCAAATGCCGGCGCAAGTGTTCTTATTACAAATTCTGCTATGGCTTTGATTAAATCAAAAAAAGGTTTGAGACTGTCTTTATTGTCTGTGACTGCTTTATTAATTACCGCAAAAGCGTTGCGTATTCCTTCGAGTGCTGGCCCAAACACATCTACTAATGCAGGTATTAAAACATCGACTAAGAATGACCAAAATTCTTGAAATACTGGCAAAAGACTTTCTTTAAAGAATGTCACGAAATCTGCAAATATTGGGCCAAGAGTTTCGCCAATGTTTGTTGCTAATTCTGAAAGTGCTGGAATCACATTATTTACAACATTTGTCACCAATGGGGTAATGGCATCCAAAACAAATGATCCGACTGTCTCTTTGGCTTCACTAAATGCCACGGACAGACGAGCCATTTTGCCAGCAAAAGTGTCGGCCTGAATTGTTGCTTGACCTTCAAAGGTTTGTGCCAAAGCTGCCGTGACTTGATCAAATGACATTGTTTTTAATTCAGCGGCACTTATTCCAATGCCTAACTTACCGAGTGCGGCTGTGTTGCCGTCATATCCTTTTGCCAAAGCATTTGAAACAGCTTCTAAGGATTTACCGCTTCCAGCTGCAATATCTAAAGCAAGATTTTGGAGCTTCTGGGCTTGCTCGACATTTTGTGTGCTTCTAAGCAATCTGTCAAAACTCGGACGAAGTTCATCATCGGTAACACCTGTCAATAATGATGTCTTTAAAATTTGATCTTCAACAGCTTTGATTTGCGCGTTTGTTGCGCCGGTAACATTTTGTAATGAAGTGGCCAGTTTAACTTGTGCAGCTTCATCCTCAATTGCAGCTTTCACGCCATCGATAAGTAGTTTGCCAGCATAAACTGCCGCGGCAGCTCCAGCTGCGGCAAATGCCAAACCTGCCTTACGACTAAATTCACCTAACCTTGAGCTTGAATCTTCTACATCGTTATTGGCAGTTTGAAGTGATCTTTTAAGCTGATCGACATCTCCAAGAATGGAGAGCTTTAAGGTACGCGAACCGCTGGCAGCCATTAATCCCACTCTCTTAGAATCTTAGAGAAAGCCGTTTCCCATTGAGCAATAATTGATGGCTGTTCGGCTCGAAGTGTTGGGTAAATAAACCAACCGCGAGAGCCGCGACCTTGACTGCCAGACCAAACGGGGAATTGCTTATATCTATTGGAGCCAAATTCATAACCGCCCCAAAGTTGTTGAGTGGTGCCTCCGCCACTTAATCTTTGACGAGCAAAACCAAAGGAAACATCTCCGGTGCGTGATGATCTGGAAACTACCGATCCGGCAGCAATTATTGATGCCACACGATTATTTGCACCGCTGGCCGTGTTTTCAATTTTGCCTTTAAGATAAGTTGCCAATCCATTTGAGACATCTCGAGCTTGAGCCACAGCTTGCTCGTCCATAGCTTTAAAAGCGGCATAAATGGCGCGTAAATCGGATTTATCGTAGGCAATTGTATCCTCAGCCATTTCGCCTCTCCAATATCTCTAACGCGGTTAAAACATCTTCTGCGCTTTGCCATTCGCTCATTGGTATTTGTGTCGCAATTGCGAGTTCAACAATGAGACGATTTAAGCTTCCGCGCTGATGGCTTTTGGGTTGCCATCTCCAGTAGTCACATCCGAAACTGTTTCAATCCATACATCAAAAGGTTTAACTGGCTTGCCGGCGGCTTCTCGTTTCATTGCATGATATGCAAGAAACAGTAAATCCGAAATGCCAAGTTTTTCCTGTACTTGTTGAATTGTAAAACCTGTTTTGGTTTCCCATTTTGCCCACTCTGGGGGTTGAGCAATATAGGTTTCAGATGATCCTGTGCTGTATTCGATTATGATTGGTAATTTCATGCTCCCGACTCCTTAGCTTTTAAGTAATTGTTAAAATAGGTGTTGTCTTGCAAGTAAATTCAAGTGAAACAGTTTGTGCATCCGGTGCTGTACCTCCGGCAGATGGCAAAACAGGTTGCACATCAAAAGCAAATGATGCTCCTGATTTTGCTCCAAATATGACCGATAGGCCAGTCTGTGGTGCGCTTGTTGCAGCTGTCCATAGAGCTTCGCAAAGCGATCCAGTTGCACCCCAATCGGCCAACATTTCAACAGCAAATGAGCCTTGTGTGTCGGTTGTGTAATACGCCTTGCCATCGAGTGTTTGATATGTGTTGATTGTTGAATCAACAGTCAAGGTTGCTGATGTAGCTTGGGCATCATAATTTGATCCAGCAATGCTGAATGTAATATCTCTGCCCGTAATAATTTGTGTCGGCAATTTATTTTCTCCTTAATTGGTGTAGTAGGTGCTTACTTGTAAATCGGCCGTGAGGTATTTACCTGCACCGACTTCCAATGGTTGTGGTTGATTGACATTGCCTACTTCATATCCGGCAGGCATTGCGCTGATGATGTTGATCATCAATGTTTCAAGATTGTCCAACGCGGCTGCATTGTTGGCATAAGCCACCACGCCGGTGACAGTTAAATTTACTTTGACTTTTGTTGTCGAGCCATTAATCAAAAGGCTTTCCAAATATGGTGCATCCGGGATTAAACAAATGCTCGGACTTGTCATTGTCTCTGGAATTCCGTTGTACACATTGGCCGCAATTGTTGAAAGTGCTGTTTTCAATGGTGTGCGGATGGCTGATTCAATGGTCATTGGCACATCGTTTCGACATCAAGAAACGGGCCTAAAAGCCCAATAACTCTGTTGCTCAAGCTGCGGCCTAAAATGAACGGGCTCGGCTGAAAATTGTCTGACATGATCTGATTGCCGGGAGCTGTGATGCTCTGAAATATTTCAACGGCAACAACCAAAATGGCATTTTCAATTGGGGGTGTGCTTGCATAAAGCTGCGCGGCTGATGCACCGGATAGAGTCGCTGTTGCCGCCGGAATAAACGGCAATGGATATGTGCGATCAGCCGCCGCTGTTGCCGCTGTAAATGTGTATGGCTCAATACGATCATCGGTGACTGTATAAGTCGCGTTGTAAATTCCGGCCCCGGTAACAACAACAGATTGACCCGGCACAAAGTAATTTGGCCGCATTGTGGTGAAATAAATGACGGAATCATCCACATTTGCAAAAGTCACCGATGATTGGTATTGCGTAAGTAAAGGCAAAATTGTTTGTTCAGCCGAATCGATATATGAATCGAGCTGTGCATCGGAATATAAAGAAACCGAGACACCAAGAATTGCTCTCAGCTGCGAGGCTGTAACTATTGCTGGCATCTCGGTTCCTTTCGTGTCAGTAGCGTTCGGGAGCGACCGCTACCGATAATGAGTTTTGGTTAATCTCAGGTCTGGTTCCAGCAAGCACCAAATGGAATCTTTGGAGCAATTGCTGCATAGCCATAATAAAGAATATCAATGGTTCCATCGCTTTGGATTGCTGTTCGCAATGTAAAGCGTGGGGATTCGTACCATGTCCATGCATCTGGATTGATAACAGCCATTGAGAAATCGCCTGTTGATGTTGTTGCTCCAGCGTTACCGATTGAGCGAGAAACAAACAGATTCAATCCCGGTGAAACTACGCCGCGCAAGCTATCGCCGCGAACATTTCCTGCCGCATTTGAAGGCTGGGCTGCATTGTATAGAGGTGCGCCATTGTCGTTGTATCCCATGATGTTTGTCCATTGTCCGGGTGAAACAACAATATTGCGTGCAAATCCAAGTGATGAATTATAGACGGCACCGGCAGCTTGTGAAGTGTATGCAAGAAATCCTGTTGATGAGTTTGCATTAACTCCAGTTTGCTGACCTGCTCCGGCAATTGTGCCAACGGCAAATTCATCAGTTACCTTTGCATAAGCAAATTCAAGATTCTGCAAAAGAGCTGTTAGATATTCTGGTCGGCTGCGATCGATAAGCTCTACAGTTGAGATAGCGCGGCCTTTAAAGCTTTGAACAGGTACGCTCAAAAATGTTGCTGAAAGTGATGAATCTGTAACAGCCGCATTTTCTGCAACATTTGCAACTGTTGGGACAGCTGTGACTCGAGGAATCTCAAATGTCATGCCTTCACCAACAAGAGTTTCACGGCTTAGCGCATCGATCATTCCGCGATCAGCAGTTGCTAATGCATTGACAATCTGTGTGCTTTGTGGTGTTGGGACCATGCCGCTTGCTGTGCCTGTTGTGTTATCGGCAGCCTTTACATACTGACGAGAATCCTCATCATGCAAAATTGTTGCCTTTAAGTAATGCTCAAGATATGAAACCTTATTCACGATTGGTGAGCGAGGTGCTGTGTAATAGGCTGGTCGTGATGCCTGCACAGGTTCGACTATTGGAGCTTCTACCGGTTCAACGGCAGGAGCGGCTTGTTCGGTAGTGTTTTCCACTTTGTCTCCTTCATTTTGGTTTGTTGTATCTGTAACTTCTTGAGTTTCAGAATCCTCTGATGCTGCTACTTCCGAAACGCGTGCAGATCGCACGGCAGGTTCGGTGACAAGCGCAACGCCTACAAGCTTGCCATTCTTGACTTTCATTGTTCCGTCTTTTTGCATTTCATAATCATCAACAGCTAATTCAATCGAAAAACCATCTCTTAAACCTTCCATTGCTTCAATTAATGCATCGTTGCCAGCTGTTGTGTTTGCAATTTTAAATGTGGCTGTCATTTCTTTGTCATTAACACTCATCGCAATGCTTTTTCCAATTCTGCGAGTAATGTCATGCTCTAAGTTTAAAAAAACATCACCTGGCTGAATTGATCCGCGAGCAAAAACTACCTTGCCGGTTGATGCATTTGCATTTTCGTTAAATGCAACAATGCGGCCGGTGATTGTTCGTGAGTCCGAATCAGCTGCCGTGATTTGCATTGGTGTTGTTAGCTTCATGAGATCATGTCCTCCATTTGTCTTATTTCAGCGGTTGTAATTGCACCGATGTCGAATAGGATTTTGTAAATCTCTGCGCGTTCTTTTTCCGATCCGCGCAAATAAGCCTTCAAATCAAATTCCACACGCTGCGTTGATGGCGTGAAATCTGGCATTGAGAGCCTGCTGCTAATACTGTTCATCAGCGGCAAAAGTGAAAAATCCAACAAGGTTTGACGCGCCGTTTGGGCATTTTGATATGTCATCGATGATCCTGTTGGCGCGTCAATAAAGTACGCCGGAATTCCCACGGCTCGTGCCAATTCTGTTGCAATAATTTCGCGTGCAGCATTAAGGCCAATTTGCTCCGGCGTAAAGCCAACAGTTGTTAATTCAACATCAGCGTTTAAAAATGCGGTGCCGCGATTTCTACGGGCTGCGCCCCATGCATCCAAAAGTTTTGCAATGCGATCAGCTGGCAATGCTGTGCCATTTGATTTCAAAACCATTGATGGCACCGGTTCGCGTGCGTACATTGCTGCAGCTCTTTCAAGCTCTGCACCGGCACGGATTGTGCGGCCAGCGCGATTTAGCAATCCTTCATCGTTGCCGTAAAAAACAACAAGTGATCCGACACCGGAATCCGGAACACGCGATCCATCTACTGTGTAATACTCAATTTGTGTGCCTTTGTCATTTAAGAAAACGCCAACACGATTTGGAGCAACGCGCCACATTTGGCGAACACGGCCTGTGTCTGCAAACAAATCAATTATTTGAAAATATGAAAATCCTACAAATAATAAATCCTCAGCTGCCCAACACCAAGAAACAGCTCCCGGCACTCTTTTATCTGGATCAGAAATTACAACAGGTTGATCAACAATTTCACCTGTATTCTTGTCACGAGTGATCAAAGGAATTGTGGCAATCGAATTTGTTATCATGTTGCGTGCGCGAGCGATTGCTGGCACGGACATAGCTTCCTCGCGAGTTGCAAGATAATCCGCGCCGCCAAATGGATAAAATGCATCCAATGTCGGTGCTGGCCCAATTTGTGCAGCTACATCAGCACCGCGCATAGGCGCGACAGCTTCAATGGTGCGCTTTCGATCAAATAATCCCATGGGAGCATTTTTTCAAAATGTCAAGCATCAACCCACTAAAATATCAATTTCCGTTTCCGGGCGTGTCGCAAAGTGTGTGACCAATGCGGATGCTACGGCGGCGCACACGGCCGATTGGCTGGCACGGCGTCCAATAACCCAACCGCCATCTCCACGCCTTAATTGCACAGCTGAAAGCATTTGCTCGGTGAGTGAGGCTTGATTTCTGTGTTTGAGCCTCTGGCTATTAATCGCGCCCAAAAGCTCATCACAGCTTTGTGGATAGTCGCTATCCATGTCGTGGATCGGGATACCGGCTGGCTGCATCCGGGCGGCTACGGCTCCTGATGTGCGGCGGCTGTACAACAGATATTCAATCGGATATTTCCGGCAATATGCAGCTGCATCATTGGCAATTGCCCGATCATCCAATTGAATGGAGTTTTCCCATGTGTGCAACAGCTTCACAATAAAGCTCTCTGATCCGAGCTTTTGAGCGGCAACTAATGCGGCGTGTTTTCTGTCCGGTGAAATATCAATTGCCATCCATGTGAGCTTGTCATCATCAAGATCAATTGTTTCATCTCCACAGGCTTGCCACTCTTTGGCTCCGACAACACTTGAAATTGTCTGCACCCAACGATTTAAAACCTCAGTCATAACTACATCGGGAGGATCATTAAAAACGGCTCTGATGTTGTCCGGGTGAATTGTTATGTTGAGGCCGGGATTGGCAAAAGCTGCATTTTCGAGTGTTATCTCATCAGTCGGTGCCGACCACTCAAAATAGCCCACATCATCGGTTGCACCACTAGCTGCGGCCAATCCGCGTTCGCGCAATTGGTTCAAAACGATTGAGTGTGAATCACCGGCCGAGCTGAAACAATTGACTTGTGGATTTTTGGCAGCCATCAATGTGTAACGCATGGCGGCAAATGTTTCCATGTCGTGCAGCTCTCGAATCTCATCCATGTGGATTGTTTCCGGCTTACTCAATCCGCGAGCTGCCGATCCACCGGCCTTGATAATAAATCGATTGCCTTTGAGCGTTTGAATCTCCTCGGCTCCATGTTGCCAGCGGATCCGCTTTACTTGATTGGCCAAATCAGCATTTTCCTCAATGATCTGCACAATGGATCGAAATTG